ATCCTCTGGAACCTGTAGGTAAAACACTCCAGCGAACTGAGTATTGTTGTGGCGATGTTCTGCAATATAATTTCCCTTCCTTTGTAGGTTACCCCAAGAATTGATTCTTTTCAACCCATGTTTACTTAAATCAAGTTGAAGAGATTTTGCAAACTTATGAACCTCAGCATCTATTTTATTTTCTAACAATAATAACTCTGGTTTAGATAATATATCTGCTTCTAATTTTGTAGTCTCGCCATTAGGTCTGTTAACTATATCTGTGTCTGGTGCCCAGTCACAATCTCTCATATAATCCAACATAAATTTAACTTCAGATGGTCTGAAGTCCAAGACAGATTGATAAACTGGTGTTGGAAATAATATATGGATACTAGACATCAGCCTGCATTTAAACTTTCATTATATTGATTGTCAAGCATCCCTGCGGTGTGTACTTGTTGTAGTCCGATGTTTCCTTGCCACCAACCAGTAGCAATATACTTATCAGTCATAGGAGGATTACCTCTGTGCAAGTGAGTGTATCCACCAGGCCAGATAAGAATAGTTCCTTTCTTTGGTTTTTCTCTTCTCTTTTGATATAAAAATTCTGTCTCTCCACCTTCCTCTACGTCATTCAAATATACCATCCATGCCATAGTTCTATTACCCAGATTCCAATTCACATTCTCTGCATGGAACAAATGATATCCTTGTTGTGGTTCTGTCTTTTGAAGTAGACACAGAGAACTTACATAACTGAAATTAGATAGGTATGGATATTCATTAATGTAATGGTACAGGCAATTATTAACATACTTCATCAACTGGGCACACTCACTAGGAGAGAATCCATCCAGACATATTTGTTTATCTTTTACATGACTAAAATTTCTTTTAAAATCTGCAAACTCTGCCTTGTCCATGTAGTCTACAAGGAAATCGCAAAAGCGTGGGTCTACTGCGTTATCAAAAATTCCAATGAAGTCATGAAATTCATATTTAATTTCGGTGTCCATTATGTTACCAAAGATTTAGTGGGCATTGTGCTGCAGAAAACTTAACCTTATTTACTAAAAAACAACCACACTCTTTACACAAGTGTCGTTCTGGATCAAATCTATTACAGTCTCTACATATATCTATTCGTGCTTTTTTAACCTCGTCAGGAACAAGTAAGGTTCCGTCAAAGACGAAACCTTTTACAATATCATAGGCGGTCTTTGAAAAATTGGCCGCCTTTTCTGGTAGGGATGGATCAGTCACCTTTGGTTACTTCATCTTTAATATAACATGGAACACCAGCAGGGTCTAACCATTTGGTGTATTCAAAATCCTCCATGGCAGTTTCCATTTGCATGTAGTTATCACAAAGATACATGTCCTTGTATCTGCCTGAGTAATTACTGAACTTCTGAATACGATAATCGGGTTCACCGTTCTCTAACAGTTCTTCCATTTTGATGTACCTATAAGGTTCATTATGTAGTAGAACGTCAATCATTTTGAAACTCCTAGATCTTCTGCAATCAGACTCATGAGCAATGAATACTCTTGACTTGGATCCTCCTCGCTAAACTCATAACCTTCTTGTTTGTAGTACCTCAAAACTTTTTTGTAAATCTTTGGATACTTGAAGTCGAGTGCAAACTCTTCGTCTACTGCTGCCTCCAACGCATCAAGATTTTTCTTGAACTTAGAAATGAAAGTGGACATTTTCTGATTTGGTTTACGTTACTATTGTAGTCCGAGATTTAGTTTTTGTCAAGCACCGTCGTCGTGATCCCAAAGGTGCTGTATATCATGTGCTGTCCCTGCATCAATACACGGTTTCAAAATATCCTTGTGCGGAACAAGTGCTACCTGACCATCAGGCGTATCAATTAAGAAGGTCTCACCAGCTCCCGCTCGATCGACCAACTCTTCAAAGTGATCTTCCAAATATTTAAGTGAAATTACCTTCATTAAACGTTTGGCGATTTTGGTATATGATCTTCTGATCCTGGCATATGTTGTAGAGATTCTGATGCAGCATTTACCTCATTAATATGATCGATCTGATCTCTGTTCTTTAAAAACTCTAACATCTGAGTTGCATGAGTGAGTTCAAATGGATCATCAGGTAAGTTGTCTCTGGTTCCAGCACCGTCTGGTGTCTCTTCCTCAAGGTAACCCATCTGTACATTGTTCTCCACTAACATGACCCAACGCCATGATCTCACTCCCATACCATTATTATACATCTTGACAGAACACTGGGTTGCAGCCATTCCACCTTGTTTTGCAAGTCTAAAAATGTATGCTCCGTTTCCATCTGGAAGATACTTAAGTTTCTTGATCTTCATTTCCTTGAACCACTTGTCCATGACAAATGAATCATTCATAGAAAGAACATAGATCTCATCAACAATAGTTTCTTTGATGAAAGTATCATAAAGTTTTTCGTACTCCTTGACCATCTCTGTACATGGAGGTGTGAAAGCACCGCACACAGAGACAATAAGAACATCTTTACCCTCGAACAATGAGTGTACAGATTTCTTCACTAATTTTTTTGACTTGTTATTCCAAAAGAATAACTCTGCATCAGGCAACAAATTCATTTTTCCCTAAAAATAATTTCATGTATAGTATGTATATGGTTACTCAGATAGTCCTCTGAGTGCTTCCAACTTAAGAAACTGTTCGTTAAGATTGTAGTATAACTTATAGTTCTCAGTTGTCAAGTAATACCCAGTTATGTCATTACCGTCACAGGTATATCCATAACCTCTGACTTTTTCATTTACACCATCTATCTTTACGCTTTTGCCTAACTCAAGATAACTGTGGTACTTCTCGTCTAGATTGATCATTGTCTCCAATTTGTAATACGAGTTCAAACTCTTTTAAGATTGAGGCTTCGGGGTCGTGATCTCTAATGTTACAATACTCCAACCACCTAAGCGATGTTTTTTCTGGATCATTTAAACCTCTAGCGTACAATATTGTATTGACTCTATCGGTCAAAGTGCAAAACGTATTTACAATATGTTCTGCATCCTCTCCAATTATATCACAAATTTCATTTCTTGTAGCATTGATTTGATACATTTGAAATTCATTGCCATAAACGGAATGAAATAATCCAGCTCTCACCTCATACATAGGTCTCCCATAAGAGTATAACATACCAGATACTCTTATACAATGAGACAATAAAGAGTCACCTTCATGATAATGAGGAATCTTGTCAGCACCAACACTGACCAAGTAGTTTATATAGTCATCCATCATCCCGACATGTTAATAGTAAGTGACAATCTAGGTTCGGGACTGGATGTTACAGAGTGCATAGTTCCCTCTGGTATGATAAGAACATCTGATGGACCTACTTCTTTTGTCTGTCCGTTAACATTCCATGTGCAAGTGCCATAGATGGGTTTCACTATAACATGATAATCATGATTGTGCGGATCAAAACTTGGTCTGTTAAAAACAGTTCCAGCACTTAAGTATAGATTAGCATTGGTTTCTGATCCCTTGTATTCAAATAATTTATCATCAAGAGATCTAAGATCTGATGTAAGATCCATGACGTTACTTAGGAGACTAGTGAAACCCAGATCAAATAATCTCTTCCATCTTTCGTAGATTATGTAACCTCTGGAATCAAAGAATCCATTTGATTTTTTCTGGCACTGATTGATAACTTCAAGAGATGGTTCTGGCCATCTATATTTTATTTGAAGCAGATCAAGAATACCCTCTTGATCTAAATTTATTTCATGTGATTGTATGATGTCTGCCGCCTCTTGGAGATACGGCATGACATCAGGAACAGGTGGTCTCCACTGTTGATAACTATTCAATCTCTTCCCTCCACTCATCATAAAAAGCTATAGCTTCTTCGTAACTCCCTTCTTCGTACAGGTCATGCAACCTGTCGATGATATAATCTTTTGTCCTCTTCTCCTCTTCATATTCTTTGGTGAATTGATGGAGGTCGGATTGGAATGAGGGGTCAAGCATCGAAGTAGTCCTTCCTGTAGTAACGTCCTAGAACATTAGAATTATAGTAGGCAGGCTCTCCGTTGTCAAGAGCCTCAGTCAAAACGTTATTTAGAAAAAGTTGTCTTGTCTCCTCATAGTTTGTCTTTCCAAGGGTTCTATGTAAGGATATGATCTCTCTGGAGAAATTTCCCTTTCCGAACTTGGATACGTCGGCTTTGAGTTCTGGGGAGGATCCGTAATACTTTTTCCAATCGGATTCGCTCGTAACCTTTCTCTTTCCTCCCTTAGGCTTTCGTTTCTGTACAAAGTATTTTCTGCCGATGTACTTCTTACCTGTTGTCTTATTAGTAATGAGGTAGACGTAACCGAAGAAATTGCCAATGTCGTCAGAAGTAAAAGCTGTACCTTGATATAGCCAGGGATTTTCATAATCAATCGCAGATTCCGTCCTCGTCGTTAATGTCACGATATGTTGTAGTCTTATCACTATCACTACTTATACGATAAGCATTAGTGTCAGAATACACTTCAGATTTTAACTCTGCTATTGCGACCTCAAGGTCATTGATGAGTGTTTTAAGATTTCTTTTTTTCATTTATCCTCCTGTAGTGGCTATCTTAAATCATGCGATCACTAGAAAGTGGCCATCTTTGATAAAGACAATTTCGATAACTGTCGCTTTCCTTGGGTTAGCTGTAATGTTGGGAGTTGATTTAAATCAAATAGACCTTCGTGGTGTTGTAATAGGTGTTTCGGCAGGTATTGCTTGTGCTGTGAATATAATATGGGTTGCGAGAAAAGTTTCCGGCGTGCATCCATTTGTAATAGTGTTTTATCAATCTGCTATAGCCTCTTTAATAATTGGGATTTTGGCTTGGTATCTTGATGAGCTGCGATTGCCGAATGAAATTGGTGGTTGGCTAGGGTTTTTGCTTGTAGGAGTGCTCCAGACAGTATCGATACCCTTTTTTTATTTTGCCATTCAGCGTATCGGTTCTGAACCAACAGCGATGATAAATAATAGCCAACCTATAGCTAGTATTGTTGCTGCGATTTTGATTTTTAATGAAGGTTTAACACTGGAGCGATTTTTCGGTGCTGTCATGGTTATTGGTGGTATATTGGTCACTCAGTGGGATGATCTGAAGTCTAAAAAAAATAAATTACCCTAATGTCGCGAGCGTCATTAACGCCGAAGATATTAGCCGCCGCTTGTATTAAGTGTCAGCGTACTAAGGCAGTAAGAAACTT